CTGGTGTCGAGTCTGTGACACCTCCTGGCGGTACTGGTGGTACTGGCGGTACTGGTGGTACTGGAGAATCTTCCACTACACCTGGCTTCGGTTCTGGTGGTATTGGAGATGGTGGTGAGAAGAATGCCCTGACATTCCGTTCAGCTAAGAGCCGTTGGAAGAACAACGGTCGTGCAACTAAAGGTACAAGTAATCTCAAGTTCAGTCGTTCCGCAGGGTTCGGTGGACTCGCCGCAACATTCTAATTAAACTATGTCTGCTAAGTCACGTTATGACTTTCTATGCAGCCGTCGTTCCGAGTATCTAAACATAGCAAGACAGTGTTCCCAACTAACACTGCCTTATCTCATCCATGATGATGACAACATGAAAGGTGCCCGCACCCTTAAGACTCCCTGGCAAGCAGTCGGGGCTAAGGGTGTGGTCACTCTTGCATCTAAGTTGATGCTGGCATTGTTGCCACCACAGACTAGCTTCTTCAAACTACAGCTAGATGAATCACAACTTGGTGAGGACTTCGGTCCTGAGGTACGGTCTGAATTAGACCTATCGTTTGCCAAGATTGAACGCACAATCCTGGAAGGCATTGCAGCCTCCAGTGATCGTGTTGCTGTTCATCAGGCTTTGAAGCATCTTGTGGTAGCAGGTAATGCTCTTGTCTTCATGGGTAAAGATGGGCTGAAGTTGTACCCACTCAATCGCTATGCTATAGAACGCGATGGTAACGGCAACGTCATAGAAATTGTCACTAAGGAACGGATCAATCGTTCCATGCTACAACCATTCCTAGCTACACTCCCTAACCAACCATCTGAATCAGAGACTGATGAGGAGGTTGATATTTACACACACATCAAACGAGACAACAATCGTTTTGTTTGGCATCAGGAAGCCTTCGATAAGATCGTACCTAACTCAATGGGTAAAGCACCTCTTGAGACTAACCCTTGGCTAGTGCTCCGTTGGAACACAGTTGACGGTGAAGCCTATGGTCGTGGTCGTGTCGAGGAATTCCTTGGTGATCTGAAGTCACTTGAAGCACTCTCTCAGGCCCTCGTAGAAGGCTCTGCAGCAGCCGCTAAAGTCGTCTTCGTAGTATCACCCTCAAGTACTACCAAACCAGCCACCCTGGCTGCTGCAGGCAACGGTGCGATCGTTCAGGGAAGACCTGATGACATCGGTGTTGTGCAAGTCGGTAAGACTGCTGACTTTAAGACTGCCTATGAGATGGCAGGTGCTCTAACTCAACGCTTGAGTGAAGCCTTCCTGATTCTTAATGTAAGGAACAGTGAGCGCACTACAGCTGAAGAAGTTCGGATGACACAGATGGAACTAGAGCAACAGCTTGGAGGTTTGTTCTCCCTGTTGACTGTTGAGTTCCTGGTACCTTATCTCCATCGTAAGTTGAGTGTTGCTCAGAAGATCGGAGAAATTCCGGCTATCCCTAAGAAGATTGTCAAACCTACTATTGTTGCTGGTATCAATGCCCTTGGTCGTGGTCAAGATCGAGAAGCCCTTACTGGGTTCCTCACTCTGATTGCACAGACCATGGGTCCTGAAGCTCTTGGCAGTTACATCAAACCTGAAGAAGCGATCAAGCGATTGGCTGCAGCTTCTGGTATTGATGTACTCAACCTTGTCAAAGGTATGGAAGAGATCCAACAGCAGAAGCAAGAGAACATGGAAGATCAGAAGCAGATGGAAGTCACTAAGCAGGTTGGTCAACTTGCTAGTACCCCGCTTATGGATCCCACCAAAAACCCAGAAGCACTTAATCTTATCAATGGAAAAGACAACTCCCAGTCGCCCGAAGAGAGCCCCCAAGCAGAACCTTCCCCCGGTCCCCTCCCCCGAGGGTCTTGAGAATAAGTATGCCCAGCGTCCATTGATTGGTGAACCCAATCGTATTCGGACGCCTGGCCTTGGAAATCTCATTGTAGAAACTACCACCTATGGCACTAGCCAGTACAAACCTTAAGTATGTCCACCACTTTAACCTACGATCCTACTGAATATCAAGATGGTGAGTTCTCTCAAGAAGAACAAGACTCTTATAATGTAGGACAACAACTCGAACAAGAGAATGAGAATCTTCTCGCTGGTAAGTTCCGCGATGCAGAAGATCTAGAGAATGCCTACCTTGAACTTCAACGTAAGTTAGGTGACCGTAATGGTGAACCTGAATACGAACAGGAAGCAGAGACTGAAACTGAAGAAGATCCTGTTGAAGTAGACCCTGGCTTTCTAGATGAACTGTGGAATGAAAGCCTCTCTGAATACTCGCAAGAGACCCTTGATAAACTTTCAAGCCTCTCCTCTACTGACCTAGCACAGATGTATCTGGACTACCGTCAACAGGTAGAGGAGAACGGACCTACAGGCAATGACCTATCAACTGAAGATGTAGCTCAACTACAAGGCGTTGTTGGTGGAGAAGAGCAGTATGTACAGATGCTTGGTTGGGCATCAGAGAATCTCTCTGAACAAGAACAGGAGATGTTTGATTCAGTCATGGATAAAGCAGACCCTGTGTCCTGTTACTTTGCCATTCAAGCATTGGCTAATCGTTACAACGACGCTATCGGATACGACGGACAGATGTTACAAGGTTATGCACCACGCAATGAATCAGATGTCTTCCGCTCTCAAGCAGAAGTTGTCCGAGCTATGAATGACCCACGCTATGACGATGATCCTGCTTATCGACAGGATGTCTTCATGAAACTCGAACGCTCTAACCTTGAATACTGATGACTGTCGTTACTAACGATCGCGGCCAACAAAACCTTTTCGCTAAAGAGCCTCCTATCTACATGGACCCTAACTACACTGTGTCGCATAACGAACGTGCTGAACTCCTCAATGGTCGCCTTGCTATGCTTGGCTTCGTGGCTGCTGTTATCTCTTACCTCGTGACAGGTAAGTTGTTCTTCGGAGTTTACTGAAGCGATTAGCACATCCTAAACGCTTCATAGGTCCAGCCTCCTGCGAGTGGTGTTGGACCTTTACGAGTAGATGGAGATAAGAAAGTTCTTCGCTATCTTATTATGCTCCCTATTCTAACTACTCTGTCGGTGATTAGCTCTTGGTATGGGCCTGGTTTTGATGGCCGCCTTACCGCTAGCGGATCTCGATATAATCAACACGGCCTTACTGCAGCTCACAAGACACTCC